CTTTTGAATATCCATGTCCAGGAACGTATTTTCTTATGTGAGGCCACAAGTTATGGATGGTTCGCCATTCGCCACGGATATGTTTCTGATATTCCGTACGAGTGACAAAACCCTGTCCTGGCATCAGACAAGCTCCGCCGTTATAGAGGTTTGCCCTGAAGCTGGGGATTTTGATATCCTGATTATTCTCAAATCTATCTCACTCGCTGGCGGCACTGCCGCTGAGTAAAATCTATCACGGCTGAACTTCACAATATCACCAGCACTGACATCGAAAAGAAGCATGGAGACAGCATCTTCAATTGTCTCTTTATTCAGTAAAGCCAAGATGCTAGTTGCTAGATCCTGAGCAGGTGAGGGAGCCGAGAAATACGAATAAATATTTAACTCATTCCTATTTTTGTATCTATACAAGATATTATCATCTTGTGCTGATTTTACTTCCCATTCCTGAGATTGAGGCAATTCGTTATAAAAGACATTGACTTTCCAGAACAGCAATTTCCTAGCTTTTGATTGTTGGTGGTTGAATATATTATAATTCCTGATATACTTTGCTTTTGATTCGGCTACTGCCAACTGTACTTTCAATCCTAATCTTCCCTCTGTATCCTGGAAGGTATACGCTTCCGACGAATGTTCAATAGTTCTCACTATTTCCCTGTAGGGTTGGTCCTTGTAAAGAAAAACTGAAAGCGGGTTCGTTTTTGCATATTTGGTCTTGTAAATTGAATCAAGATTCAGCTCGGAGTTTAAAAGCCCATAATGTATATTCATGAAATATTTAAAAATCTCGGCCCCAATCGCGATGGGTTCATCTGCCGAGTTCACGGTTCCAATGAAAGTAATTTCGATAATATCTTCTGGGCCTAATTCAAACTCGTCCCGTTTAAAAGTTATAATGGAATGCTGGAGGTCAACAAAATAATCCGCATCCTCTGTCAATGCCGTATCGCCCACGCCTGTCGGATTTTTATAAACGGCTTCCACGCTCTTTGAACGCCCATCATGAAATTTATATTTTCTCCGAGCTACATTTATAGGGATGGGAACGACTCTATATTTTGTCCCGAAACAGAGCGGAATAGGTTCACCGATAAAATCTTCCTCAATATCTGGGTAATATCCAGGACTGCCCTCCTCATCCACGTTGAATTTTGTGAGTATCAGATCCCTCTCCATCTCCTGCCTTATATCTCTGAGCGTGAAAGTTATCTTGCTATCATTGCAATTCTTCTTATCAATGAGGCTCGTCAATATGGTTTCAAAATTCGCATAGGTGCCACCTTTTCCCGATTTTAATATAACCTTGCTGTTCTCCCACGTGTAGGTCTTGTATTTTATGTCAAAGAAATAATTCCCACCGATCTTACCGTTTATAAAAGCTATCGAGGCAGATGAGATCAAAAAACTCCCTTCATAATAGGGCTTTATTTCCTGCGTTATATCAGGGATATCCTCTTTTGCGAGTAGTGGCAGATAGTGAGTCAGGCGTCCGCTCGCCACAGTAAATTCGATGTCTTTATGCGTCGAGAAATAGAGCCAGAAAGTTCCTTCGATAAGAAAGGCTGCTGGATCTCCGTCGCCTGCTGATGAACGGACATATAAGATGCGATTGGCATAGTCGAACCAGAAGCTTGAAGCGAGTGCCTCGACTGCGGCAACGTTAGCCACTGCTGTGTATGCTGTGCCGTCCTCAAATACTTCCAGTATGTCAATACCCCTGTCGTCCGCACCGATTGTCTTCTTCCATGCTGGTCCTGCGCCATGAATCACGAAATCTGTCAGATCCATTTTGGTGTAAATTTCAGCTAGATAGATAAGTTCCGTGTTCGGATCTCTTATCCATTTTTCAAACTCTGTCGGCACGTATGCTGAAAGTGCGTCCTTCGAGACTATGTTTGAATACCCCGAATCCCCTGCGGCGTTGTATACTTGTATTTTAAAAGAGTATGTGGCACCTGGAGTCAAACCTGTAGCCAGGAAGTTTGTCATCTCTGCTCCGATTGTCGCTACCTCTTCATACCCTTCAGCGTCTTTGTCTTGCTCAATTTTATATCCCGTCACAGCTTCCCAGTTAGTTATCCAATTTATTCCAATGCCAGGCTCTTTCGCTACATCAGAAGTGTGTTGCAAAATGCAGATATACGAGACGCCATCATTTATAACCCAATCATTTACATGATAGAGTGTTGCGAGCTTCCACAGACCTTCTACCACTCCAGGCCAGCGAATCCGTATTGACTTATCTTGTGTATCTGCGTCCAGGATAGCTGCAAGAACTGGAGGTGTTGGCACATCGAATGTCACGACCTGAACTGATTTTATCCAGGCAGATTCTTCTCCATTTTGTTTAGATTGGACTTGATATCTGTATATCGTATCTTTCACGAGTCCCGTTGTAGTTCCATCCGCTACACCGACTCCAGTCCCAGTTGGGATTGTCATTGCATCCCCATCGGTAACTGTCGCTCCTGCTGTATCAACCAGCCATCTGCGACGCGTATTGTCGTATGCTCTCAATAAGCCAATCGGATTGCCATCAGCTTCAACCATCTCTCCTATGTCTGAGGCAACACAATCTGTATATGCGGCAGTCATGAAAATTCCCCCGTCTCTAAAAAACTCCCTGTTTGGCTCTAAGTCTATTACGAATACCCAGTTACCAGGGTCAGTGCTTATTTCTCTCTCAATGCTATGATGCGTTTCATCCTGAGCATTGTCTTTAAATGTGACTTCTATCTCAATATCTGAAATAGGGAGGGCATCGACATCCGACGGCGCATGGAGTAGTGCGAATGTCGTTGCACAATTCGTTGGCTTTTCTGCTTCTCCTGCACCTGTCCCAGTTGGGATTGTCATTGCCGATCCGCTTGCAACTATTACGTCTGTATCAATGAACCATCTGCGGAGCGTATTGTCGTATGCTCTCAATAAACCAATCGGATTGCCATCAGCTTCAACCTGTTTTCCTTTATCCGCAAAAACGCAATCTGTATATCCTTCAGCAACTAAAATTATCCCTCCGTATGAGAAAGCTGACTCTTCAATAAAATCACCTACTAAGTAGCCAAAAATTTTATAGCAGTGGGCAGTATCAGCAGCCAACCCGGTATTTTCCCCATGTTCCAAATTACCGTCAAGTCTTACATTTTTAGCCCAAGCAGCCGCCCCCACTTTTCTCCAAACACGGATAAAATCATAATTATCATTGTTTACCCATGAAAGGTCACATCGCGTAGAAGAGATAGCAGTCGTAATTAAATCTGAAGGAGGGGACAAAGTCATTTATATAATCTCCCTCATCGCTATCTCCCAGTTCCAGACGTTAGGATACTGGAATACGGGATAGATTATCTCAGTGTTTCTTACGAAAATGGAACTGGTGTTAGCCGCAGCATAATCCGTACACCAGACAAAAGCTCGGTTCATCCTGCACTCTTCGAGGAAGGCAAGAATTGCAGTCTTTGCTTCGTTATTAAGAGCTTCGAATATGTATCTATATTCATTCAGAGGGTCTTTCTCCTGAGCAAAAATCACCCGTGAATCAGTCTCTTCGATTTCTGTAATATCCTCTTTGCCCAGAGTATAGCCTTTTTGGGGACGTCTGTTAAACTCTACAAAACTGCCACAGAGAATCGTCGCTATTTTCGGAGCAGCGTCCCAACTTCCCCCGCCAGTCTTCACAAGCTTCACCCGTATATACCGTTCTGTGAGAGGCGTTGCCAGGAATTGAAAGATGTTATCCTCCTGCCATGTGAATGCATCCGTCTCTGCTGTGATAGAACCAAAATCAGAATCATTATCTTCTTCAACTGTAATATTCTGACCTTCTGCCTCTATTATATTGTGTCCGAGAATCGCTACGAAATTTATTGACCTCGTCCCCGCCTTCAAATCCATTGGGATATATTGGGTTACTACGTCTTTGTCTGAAGACTTCCAGAACATAGACAGCGTATCTATCATTGTATCTGAAAGTGGATGCTGGGGGTCTGCTGGTGGGGTAGAAGCTATAGCATTTCCTCCCTTCCTCCAGAGGTTATCGTAAATTAGTCTCGGATATGTAGTCATTAGACCACCACCTTATTCGGCACTATCAGATCTCCCACTGCGCCGGCTTTGTTAATATTCTTAACGCTTTCTTTATAGAAAGTCTGTTCGCCGATGGTTATTCTATTTTGGATAATTATTCTCTGCATTCCTATACCTGGAGCTTTATCCAAAGGCAAAACAACCTCGCCTAATGGACCGTGGCCAGCTTCAATAACTGCTGGCTCTGGAAGATAAGCACCCGCTTCGGCTGAAGGGATATCCACAGCCATAATTTTCGCAACCTGCTTAAATCCCTGAATAATTGCCATAGCCACAAAAGGAATCGCCGCGGGCATTCCGAGATTTTTTATTGTCGTTGCCGCCCCCGCATACGTGCTCATGATAGCCTGTGCTACTGCTCCCGCTTTTGATTGACCCAACGCCATTATGAGTGCGTCTCCTATCATCTCAAATGTGACTTTCTTAGATTCTGCTTCCTCCTTATCAATCTCTGCCTTTTGGAGCTGGTAGGCTTCAATTATTGCTAACATTGCTTCGGAATTCCCTTCGGCCGCAATAAGGTCCGCAGCGTACTTTTCATTTAGTATGCCGCGTTCATAATCAAAACTACTCAGAGTAATCTGATTTATGGTGTCCCTTGCTGTTGCGGCAATAGACTGAATTTTCTCATGATATGCCCTCTCAACCGCAGCCTGCTTCTCTAAGGATGCCCGTAGAGAACGTGTCCTTTTCTCTACTTCTTCTCGTAATTTCTCCGTTCTGTCTTTTTCTATTTGATTAAGTTCAACAGCATATGCTTTCTCAAGCAGGAGAAATGCCTGTTTGTCCGCTTTTTCTGTTTCAAGCAGAGCCTTCCTTTCTTCATAAGTTTGTTTGGCCGCCCATACCCTGTATTCGAATTCGTCAAGCGTGGCCTTCTTAATCTCATCGAACATCTTACTGATGAGGCTTATATACTCTTTAGAAGCTTCCATTATGCCAGGAGGCGGTTCTCCCGCTTCCTCCTGTGCCTTTTTTAGGCCCTCTAATTTTTCTCTGATATGTGCATATTCGGGCAGTTTGGATATTGCGACCATGACACGCTTGTAATCTTTTCCATGCTTTTTGTAAATCTCTGCCCACTCCCCAACGGTAACAACTTCATCTTCAATCAGTTTTCTTCTAAAAGCATGGAATTGAGCAGCTCCTTTTGAAGCGTCTACCATCATATCCATTTCTGCATCAAATCTTTTCTTATAGATATTTATAACCGTATTAATCTCAATCCCAAGTGCTACAATAGCAGCGATAACAAGGCCTACAGGACCGAGCATAGCGGTAAAAGCTGCTCCAATCGTAGGGCCAGCAGCAATAAGTCCAGGCAATATCATCATCAACGGCCCTAAAACAAGCAATAAAGCACCGACGGCAACAGCGGATTTTGCAATAATTTCAGTGAGCTTGGGATGCTCTTTTATCCACGTCACAACTTTCTCAACAATTTCGGTTATCTTTTCCGCATATTTAGTCATAAGGGGAAGGAGTTTTGTGCCAATCATAACCCAGAGGTCTTCAAGCCGAGCTGAAAGACGTCGCACTACATTCGCAAAACTGCCCGATGTCCGCTCATAATCACCCATCGCACTTGTGCTTTGTGAAATAGCAATAGCCAGAGTTGCTTCTGCTCTGGCCTGAAGACGTGCCATGCCAGTGAGTCTTCCTTTTCCCTCTTTTAACAAATGCTCCTTGACCATTTCCTCGGTGATGACAATTCCGAGAGATTTTACGCTTTCCCGTTCTCCCAGCATTGCCTTTGTCAGAGCTTCTGAAGCTCCCTTAGCTCCACCGCTGAAATTAGTGAAAGAGGCGAGGTCGATTGCTAATTTTTGGGTTCGCTGTGAGAGAGTTAATGCAACCTTGCCTTGCATTCCAAGCCCAACAAGCAGGTCTCCGGTGGCACTCATCATGTCTTTTGCCGCGAGAGTTGAAAGCCCGTAATTTTCCGTAAGGTCTTCAACGGCCGCATTGGCTTCAGTTGTAACATCTTGAAAGACAGTGCCGAATTTAGCATACGCTTCTTCGGCATCCGAGGCTTTCTTGACCATCAGGCCGAGAGCCCCGACAATAGCAACGCCAGCAATAGCCATGCCTTTGCCAAAATCTTTTATTTTCTTGCTGTTCTTTTCGATTACATCGCCGAATTTCTTGGCATCTTTTTTGCTTGCCTTCATGCCCGACGTGAACTTAGAACTGTCCAGCGTAAGGCGTCCGACAATTACGCCTGCTTCAAAGGCCATTTATTATCCTCTCCCTTTTAGTTTCAAAGCTTCCCAATTCTCCTGAACTATCTCCATAGCCATTCCTTCCAGTTTGGCGAGTTCGAATTTAAGAACATTCAAAGTTCTTCCGAACTCAGCAGCAGTAGCGCGCGTTGATATCCTCGCCATGAGAAGCTTATCAATCTGCTCTAAAATCTTCTTCTTTTGAGCCTCTTTGAGCCAATAGGAAAAATCACGCATATCTAGGTTTAGCAAAACCTCATAAGAAAAAAAGCCTGGAAATGCTTTAGCAATTAAGCCGAGCTGGCTTCCCCAGACCTTGATGCGTTTTTTTCTGCTTTCTCCTTTTCAGTCAGAGTCTCTGGTGGATTAATCTGTGCCATCGTGTATTCGAGCAGCGAGCTAATATCACGTATGTCGAGCTTATTCAGAACTTCAAGCGGCACGCCGTAAAGCAACTGCACTTGCTTGTACAACGCTGTTTGGTCACCTTTCAATGCAGTTTTCTCGTGCTTGCGTATCTCATCGAAGAGGGCTTTTGACAGCAGACGGCTCTTGTACACCTTCTTATCAATCACAATTTCAATCGGAGGGTGAAGGCTCTTTTTAGTGCTGAGACTAAATTGGTTCATTTTTCTTCGTTCCTCCTTTACACAGCCTCGCCGACTCGCCACATCTCATTTACCCAGGTGCTGAAGTCATCGGGGTACGCTTTGAACACGACGTTTGTAACTCTCTGCCCAGCGTTGTCATAAACCCATTCGAGACTTGAGAACGGATAGCATCTGTGGATGTGGAGCCATGTTTTCGCTGCAGCCGCTACACCATCCGCCAGCGGTTTTATGATAACTTCCTTTGCCAAAGCAAAAGTAGCCTCACCGACCTTGTTGCTGACTTTGATAGTGTCTGTTGTGACCGCAGAACCCATGATAGCTTTTTCAAGTTTGGCAAGTGTTGAGCGGGTCATCGGAACAGTGAGTTCAACAATGCGTCCAGTATGAACGTGATCAACAGGAGTTTCTCCCTGCTGGTCTTCTTTGACTTCAACATGAAGAACTTCGTCTTTGAATGTCACGCCGCCAAAAGTAGGATTCAGCTCAACATTGTCACCATCTGCGTCCCATACAATACTGCAAGGGCCTAAGTCTTTGTTAGGTTGGTCTACCATTTTTTCCTCCTCATAAATTTTTGATTCGAAAAATGTAGTTTGTACTAAATTCGAATCTTTTCTTTTCATCCTGGCCAATGTATTGAGGGTCAGCCAGGGGTGTTATAGTCATTGCCTCATAGTCTTGCGTGGCAGGAGCCACCGCAGGCATTGTCCTCGTTCCAAATGGGAGAACAGAACCTTCCAACGTGCCGTGCAAGGCTTTGAAGATTTCGTTGGCATCATCGCTCGCATCCATATATGTTTTCGCTCTGCTAATAACCTGGATGTTCTTATCCACTCTATCGGGCAGGTCAGGATGCAATGCACCCCCTGCCGTTTCAAGCACGACGTTGCACCTATCAGGCGCATCTTGTGTGCGGTGAGCAACCTGCAAAGTAGTGCCTATTACGAAGCTCGTTTTCGATGCAATGAAATGAGCAATCTCTTTAATCATTGGTTCAAGAATCCTCCGATAATTCGAATCAAGAATAATTCCCAATCAGGTCTCGTAAGGTCATGCTTTACAAGCTGTCTGACCTTAAAGCTCTTGATATGAAACGCCAGTAACCGAGCATGGACTTCCTCATCTGTCCGAGCAGGATTGTAGACTTCAACGATTTTCTTCTTGTCTTGATTGATAAAATCAGGGACTTTATTCCCGACTCTCCCATCATGGAAGATGAGAGGATACATATTCTCAGAGCAGACTTTCGAGACTTTATTCTCGTATTCAGTCCCCGTCATTATCGTCTCCTTCATTCTGAGAACAACGCCGTT